ATAGACCTATGTATATACGACCAAATCCGAATGATAATCGAGCAAAACCAAATTTGTGGGGACGACTACGACAAGACTCAAAAGCACGTAAAGCTGGAAATAAAGATGCTAGAAATAAATGATGATTTAATTAGACAATGGGAACCTAAAATTCAAAAAATGGTGTCCACTGCATTTGTTATCGGAATGGATAAAGAAGATATTGCCCAAGAACTAAGAATATCATTATTAAAAGCCGCAAAAGCCTACGATGAAACTCGTGGAGTTATGTTTCATACTTATTTACATACTTCTTTAGTTAACACAATTCGTACCTTAATCAGCAAGGCTCAACGCCAACCTGAACAACGAAGTCTAGATAAAGTTTTTCCAGAGTCTGGACAGTTGCCCCGTGTACTAGCAAAGGCGTTAGTAGATTCACGACCCGAAATAAAGATAGCTGAAATTGAAGTTGATATATGGCTTAATTCGCAAGGATTATCAGAACAAGAAAAGACTTTTATACAGTTGAAGTTAGAAGGTATGACCATGGAAGAGATTACTGAAGATTTGGGTGAGAGTGCCTATAAGGTTCGTCAGACCCTACGAGAAAAGTTTGTAAATTTGGCCGATGAATTTAAGTATTAATAATCTTAATACTAAAGAATTATATTCTTTATTTGGAACTCTTTACCACGATAAGCATGGAAGAGAATATAAGGGTGTAGGATTTATTGGCAATGAAATGCATAAGCTTAAGGAAGCTTTGAACATTCATGGTTCGAGTGCTATGGCTTGTGCAATGTTAAATTGTATCAATAATAATGATAGAACAGTCAATGTTCCATATTTTGCGGCGGGAGTTAGCTATTATTTAGTTCCACATCCCGATGTTTATTGGGCCGTTAAAAAACAGGGCACACCTGAGATTAAACAGTTATATCGTGCTTTTATGTTCTTAGATGCTGTATGGTTACCTTCAGCGTCACAAAAAAATAAACGAAAAGAAGTATTAAATAAGTTACGGGAGTGGACTAATGCCAAGACGGGTAAGACGGATGCAGGGGAAACTCATTCAGAAATCAAAAGAGCGTAGTCAAAAAAAATACTACGTTATTGCTAAGTCTAATGACAATAAAGAATCATGGGATGTTGATACATTTTCCTCTCTAGATGAAGCGATTTCATATGTTGACAACAATACTACTCCTACCATATCATATTACGTACACACAGATTCAAATAGAGTTCTTTATTATAAATAGGAGGAGTGAATGCCCAGTTTTGAATACATTGAGTCGGCATTAGTATTAAATTTAGACAATAAGACCAGTTTAAGGTCATTTAAACATACATATAAGGATTTTGCTAGGCATGGAGATGCATATAGCTTCATTATTAATCACTTTGATACGTATGGAGAATTTCCCTCAACTGATATACTCTGCGAAAATTTTCCAACCTTGGATAAAAGCGCCAATTCAGTAAACTTTGATTATGCGGTTGAAACCTTTAAAGAACAGGTACTATATCGAACAATCGTAAAGACAGTACAGGCCCAAAAAGAAAAGATAAAAGAGAATCCTAAAGAAGCTTTATCGGCGCTGATGGTGGGCTTAACGGATATTGAAGTTGTTTATGACGAGGATGTTCAGTCTTATGATGAGGGAAACCTTTCTCGACTAGATGAATGGAGAGAAAGAACTAAGAAAAGAAAGATGGGAAATGGCTTAATGGGTATTCCCACAAGCTTTAAAACTATCAATAATACAGGAGTAGGGTGGAATCCGGGCGAATTAATTGCCATGTTTGCTAGACCAACAATAGGAAAAACTTGGTTGTGTGTGCATGCGGCAGCCACCTCCGTGTTTCATGGACACAAAACGTTACTTATATCAACTGAAATGCCTACTCAATCTATTAATATGAGACTTGATGTTGTATTAGCAAAGATGATGGGCTATACCTTATCCCATAGAGCTTTACGACATGGAGATGAAATTGATGAAGAACTGTATACTAAGTTCTTGGAACAATCAGACACACAAAACCTATTAGTATGTGACCATATTTCTGGAACCAATGGTATTTCCTTAGAAGCAATTGCTGGATTGGTCCGAAAACATACACCAGAATTTGTTGTTATTGATGGTGTTTACTTAGTTAGTACAGGAGATTCTCGGAAGGCTGCCTGGGAACAGTCTCATATGTTGTTCTATGGTCTAAAGAATTTAGCTACCTCAACCAATACTCCAATTATGGTATCAACACAGGCTACAAGAGAGGCAGCGAATATGTTCACCCCACCAAGGGCAGACCAAGTAGCATTTGGTGATGCCTTAATACGGGCAGCTGATGTTGCATTAGCTATGTGTGCTTTAGAGGATGAGGATGATAAACGATTAGTTCAATTCCAAAAGTATCGTGACGGAGAGTTAAAGAAAGATTTGACAGTTATGAATTGGAAGGTTAACAATGGTGATATAGAAGAATTACCGGACTATGAGTGGGGCGATTTTTAACATAGTAGGAGGTCTGAAATGGGACTTTTAAATTGGCTTATAGGTGAGACTAAAATTGAGCGGGTTCATAGAGAAAATGAAATCGTGGTCAAGACACTAAAGAGCAAGGGAAAAAGTAAAATTCCTGTGAATGTCACTATTGGTGATATTAAGCAGGGCATTGTTATGGACCCTAACGGCTATAAAAATGAAGTAGTTCTATTCTTGAGAAAAAACAAAAAGGATAGGTAATGGTCGATTGGTACTCTGTATTAGCTGAGTATGGGGTTTCCTTACCAGACGACAATCAAGTTATAATTCATTGTCCCTTTCACGAGGATAGTAGACAATCATGTTCTATTAATCTTGAAAAGGGAGTTTGGATTTGTTTCGCCGGATGTGGGCAAGGAAGTCTAAAATACTTCATCTACAAACTCTCCGGGAAATCTTGGAAAGAGGTTGATGCAGAGATAGAAGAGAAGAATTGGGAAATTGACTTAACCTTATTAGACGGTTTATCTGTAGATGACTTTATAGACACCACACCTAAGTATGAAGAGCCAGATGAACTTTTAGACATTCCAGATTCCCATTGGATATACAAAAGAGGATTCACTAAAGAGACAGTTCTTAAGTGGGGATGTAAAACTAATAGGTACTCAGACTTTTTAATACCTGTTGAAAATACCAACAGTGAAATTCAAGGGTGGGTGTCTAGACGAACTCAAGCTATTCCAAAATATTTATTTTCAGCAGGTTTTGCAAAGTCACACAGTCTGTTTGGAATTAATCAGTTATATCAAACAGAAACAATATACGTAGTGGAAGGAGCCTTAGATTGCATGTGGTTAAATCAACATGGCTACTCTGCTGTAGCTGTATTGGGGGCATCGGTATCTCCAACACAAATTAATTTAATCGGCACCTTACACCCAAATGAAGTTGTTTTAGCCTTAGATAATGATGATGCAGGTAAGAAAGGTATGAATAAAGCAACTATTGCTATGAGTAATAGATTCATGCTATCCTATTTGAAATTACCTAAACAATACAAAGATGTTCAAGAGATAAGTAACATCAACGTTTTAAATAAAGTAATTAATAATAAAAGTATCTGGTAAAGGAGACTAAGTATGAGTGGCATAAGTCGCATACAAAAAGGTCGAGAGGATTTTAAAAATCCTCAAGAGACAAGAGAAGTTGGCAAAGAGATTTGGCTCAAAGATGGAGAGCAGATGTTCCTTACGTCTGTTGCGACAGGAGATGAGAATGATAAGTTTTTAGATGAGATTTATCTATATACTTTCCGTGTCGGTAGTCGTTTTACAAACGTTCTGAAAGATGAACGTGTGGACACTAGTGGAGTTCCTGAAACTGATGCTAGTGGAAATCCAGTACGTCCCTCCCACAAGTTTGCTTTTTGGGCATATGTCCACAATATAATTCATATTGAAAAGCGAAACGATGATTGGGAAGAGATAGAGGGGCCTGGAGGCAAAAAGATGTTTAAAGAAACCGTAGATGATTTCCGAATCATTCCTCTTACTTTTGGACGAGGAGATTATATTTGGAATCAATTGGTAGACATCTATAGTGATTGGGGTTCTTTAAGTAAGGGTGTGATGAGAATCAAGAGAACTGGTTCTGGCATGCTAGACACTTCTTATACTCTAGCTGCTACACCTAAAGATGATGAAATTCCTGAAGAGAAGAAGACAGAAGTATCTGACCTTCCTCAAATCAAGGAGTATTACTTCGAGAGATATGGCAGCTTCAATGCTCCCGAAAGTGACACTCCGAGTTCTTCGGATGATGATGACGAGTTATTCTAGATTAAGTAAAGATAATTACTTTCTACAGATGGCCTATCTCGCAGGAGAACGGTCAACTTGTCGAAGAAGAAAAGTTGGATGTGTGTTAGTGGATTCTAGTAATCATGTGGTAGCCACTGGTTATAACGGAGTCCCAAAACACTTCCCACATTGTCTCGATAAGCCCTGTGAAGGAGCTGATGCACCTTCCGGGCAAGTTTTAGAAAAGTGTTTAGCTGTCCATGCTGAACAAAATGCTTTTCTCCAATTAAGGTCTAATGATTTCTTGACGGCTTATCTGACTGTGACACCTTGCATAACCTGTGCTAAGATGATAGCAAATAGTAAAGTCTCTAGAATTGTTGCAAGGGAGCCTTATGTTCAATCTCTGGCTACTCAAATTTTAGAAGAAGCGAAGATTAAAGTAGAAATTCATAATGTCGATAGTAACAGAACATAACTGGCATGAGGAACTTGATAAGCTAAAAGAAGTTCTTGAAAAAAATCCTACCCTAGTAGTTGATGTTGAAACTAATGGGTTAGATTCATATGGAATGAATCAGATATGTGGGATAGGACTAGGTGAACCAACTTCGGGTGGGCTTTTACAATATTACCCCTTTCGTCACCACCAAGGGAATAACTTACCTGATGACTCCCTAATCTACTTGATACAGTTTTTAAATGAATTTGTAGAAACTTATATAGGGTATAACTTAAAGTTTGACCTACATTTTTTAGAAAAAGATGGTCTAACGGTTATTGATAAGAAACTAATTGATGTAATTGTGATGGTTCGTTTAATTGAGCATAGTGACATTAAAGAATTAGGTTTAACTCCCACAGGAAAAAGAAACTATGGTGAGTCAGCAGTTCAATATGACATAGACACCAAGAAAGAACTAAGAGCCAATAAATGGAATAAAGATTTTTCTGAATCTCCAGCTGAGTTCCTTGGTGAATATTGTAAAAAAGATGTTGAACTAACAGCTAAGATTTATATGGATTGTTTAGAAAAGATTCAAAAGACTCAACAAACTAGAATCTTTGACTTAGAATGTAAACTTACTAAGGTTCTCTACAAGATGGAGAAGCGCGGCATCTCTATTGATAATAAGTATGCTTTGAATACTCAAAAATCTATTGTTAATAGATTAGAGGCTGTCCAACAAGAAATACTTGATATTTCGGGACGTATTAAATGGAACTATGACCTTCCTATTGCTTCGCCTAAACATGATGAAAAAGAATTTAATATTTCGAGTTCTAAACAAATAGGAGAAGTTTTCCTTTCGATGGGTATTGAGTCCCCTATGAAGACTTCCAAAGGAAATGACTCGTGGAATGAAGCGGCCCTCGTAAATATTAATCATAGACTCGCGGGTCTGATACGCCAATATAGAACACTAGAGAAATTAAAGTCTACGTACATTGACCCCTACTTAAAAGTAGAAACAATGCATACTTCTTTTTGTAATTGGGGTACGGCTACAGGAAGACTGTCTTCTAGAGAACCTAATCTACAGAACATTCCTAGAAACCATTTTAAGTTACATGAGCCTTTATTAGATGAAGATGGTAAGCAAGCAATGAGAGATAAAATATCCGCCATGGTGGGACAAAAAGGAATCACTATGGATGGAGAGTTATCTGA